CTCCCCATCCGGTATTGCCCCACGCTCTCGTAGCTATAAAATTAACAATATTATTTTGAAGACCGGCGACGTCTTCCATCACGTTGAATCCTGTAACATTTCCCGCAAAGTCGCTATCGAATATTGTAGTGATAAAAGCTCCTGTAAGTCTAAGACCCTCAGAGCAGCCATCTACGCGAATCCTGTTCACAGTGCCATAATTTGCCTTGAACACATCTATCCCGATTCCGGCGGAGGAGTTTCCGTTTATACTGAAATCTTCAAGCAGGCATTGATTTACATTGTTTATTTGAAGAACTGTTCCGGCAGTGGATTTTGAGATTATCGAAACTCGCTTTCCTGCGCCTCTAATATGGACTCCCTCAACTGCTATCGTAAGAGTAGCATCATCCGTTATATAAGTCCCTGGCGGGAAAAAAATAATACCCCCTGACATTAAACTGTCTATAGCCGCCTGTATCGCCGTTGAGTCATCAGTAACTCCATTTCCAACTGCGCCATAAGCCCTGACATCAACCCAGGGGGATTTGGTTATTATATCGTCAGCAGTTACCTTATCGAATGTTAAACTTCCGTGCGTACCATCCTCGTTGTGTTCAACATTGACCCACGCCTTCATTTTTGTATTCCAGTCCTTAACGCCATTTGCTGGCCAATCAGCCATTTTATTTCTCCTTTAGACGGGAACCCCCCCACAAAGGGAGGAATTGCATAAACCGTTATTGCACCTTACTGTATCACTTGCTAAAACAATCTCTTGAGCATCAAAAGCCGAACTTACTGTCTTAGCCGAGTCCAGCATCATAGCCTCATCTATTTGGTCAAAGAATCTCGTCGCAAATCGCTCGACATATCTTACCGTAACACTATTTATGACTCTGCGAACAGAAACCCAAACCTCGTCTTCTATTGAACCATGAATAACTGCCACGCTCTCAAAGAATCCCACGGGCATTTCCACGCCAGTAGAATTCTGTGTTATATGCCTCGCCCAACCGGCCACTTCTTCTTTCGGGTCGTAAGTAAACGACAAAAGAACGCCGTCCGTTCTTACTACCCAAATGATAGAGTCCGGAACTCTCTGAACCGCCATATTCGTAGGTTGAGAGTCTAAGAGGCCATAGGCAAGAAGCGTGGCGTCATCGACAATGAAATTTTCAGTTACAGAGTCGAATTTCATCGCACCTAACTTCTTGCCCTGCCTCTGAAGAAAGAAAATGCTGTCGTTTAACATTACAGGCTGAATCGAGCCTGAAGAAAATCCCGTCTGCGGCGTACTCTTTTTGTCCAAAGGCGTTATCGGGTCTTCGGGATTCTGGGCGGAGAAGCTATACTCCCTGTTAGCTGCGCCTATCGCCATTACCCTCCTGCTCATCATCCATTGAATTTGAGATACTTCATTGTCTTTTACTGTTGCCGTTACAGCCTCATTGTCTGTACCGATAGTAAATGCCATATTCTCGTACAATCCAGACTGGGACGACCATTTCTTATCAGGGTCATTCGTAGAGGAAGCCCACCAAAGACGGTCTTCGTGGAATCCTACTGTTCTTGGGAAGCCTCTATAAGTTGACCACGCCCCTTCCGCCCACATAGAAGTCGTTGCAGATGTACCGGAATTATTAGTGAGAATCGGGTCAACGACAGTGCAAATTACTACCGTAGTAGATGTGAAATCTGTTATTTTCACAATACCATAGTTGATAATCTCTTTGGCTGTCAACGTGCCGTTAATAGTATTGTCTGAGCGAGTCATTGCGTAATAAACATCGTCAATATCTTCTGTCCACGAAAAAGCTGTAGCCCCTCGGAATGAACGGTACGTCTGCCATGCACCATTGCCTTCCTTACGCCACAACTGAGCCATCTTACTGGTTGCTATTGGTTCAAAAGTTACCGTAGCATCACCCTTAATCTTAATAGCACCACTCGCATAGGTAGTCAATGTCGGAACTACATTAGTGTCTTTGGCGAAAGTGTCCGTATCGTTATTTACATCTCTGGTATGCTTGACAAGCCATAAAGCCCCAACTTGATTGACATTAAATGGAGTATTACCTGTTCCCGTAGCAGTCAGTGTTCCCGTAGTGTCTTTCGGGAAATAATAATCCGCCTCAGCCGTTCCACCTGTTCGAGCGAACTGGACTAAAGAAGCATCAGTCGTATTCTCTGTAAGAAAAGGCCCGCCCGTAAATGGGACATCAACTATCGTCCAGTCGAGAGTATCGTTTCGTGATAGTTTCTTAGGAAAAACATCATTGTGAGCGATATACATTACGTCTGCTGATTGCGTAACGTGAATATCAAACGCCCGTGCCGAAGTATATGGCGAGACTATTTGATAGACTCTTTTACATGAACCCAGCGCACCGCCGACACCAATACCCGTACCATCAATATCATTTCCTTCAGTATCCTGCAAGGTAAATTTCGTCACCCCGCCAGCTCCTGTTACGGTTATCTGATAGATTTTGTCATTAAGAGAGGTCGCAGTATCTATGTCTTCCAAGTAAACCCATTCGTCATCGGCAAGGCTGTGAGCAGCGTCCGTCGTAACCAAAACAGGGTCATCTTCGGTAGTTGAAGCAATCTCTATATCGTCTTCATATACACTATCACCGTCTTTGTAAAATCTTAATAATAGATTACTAAACTCAAGAACCAAAGCATCGGAAACAGAAAACTCAAAAGATAACAGATTGCACTTATTCGGGGCCTTAGCGATATATTCCGTACCCGGTCTCTTAGTAAACCCGCCATGAGGTAAAACAAGAGCGTTAATCAGCTTGGAAGCGCCGTTGTAATACTTGCTCAGGTCGGTACGACCGTCCATGTGCTGAGACAACTCTCCGGCATTCCAGGCATTTTTTATCAATTTAGTTGGCGTTTTAGTTCACCTCTTTATAAAAATGTTCTTTTCTATGGCAATCGTCGCATAGCGTCTCGCCGTTATCTATTGCAAATCTCAAATAAGGATAAGTCGCAAATGGCTTAATATGATGTGCGTTCAGTACACAACCACGTACACCACCACGTACACCACAAGAAACACAAGTATAATCATCTCTTACAAAAACAGATATTCGCCATAAAGCGTATTCTGCACTTGAACGAATAAGTCTATTTTTGGGAGTAACACCATTCTTCCATCGAGGGTGTTTTTCGCCAATTCGAATTTTGGATAAATAATGTTTTCGATAACAACCGCAACTGGTAACTTTTCCGTTAAGTAAATTATGAGATATAACATTATGCTTTTTACCACAATCACAAAGACATTCCCAAATTGCAAAATGGTCGGGCGAAGTACCTTTTCGGCAAATTACAAACAATCTTCCAAATCGCTTACCTGCTAAATTCTTAGTCAATCTCTTGGAATTTATTTCATTTTTTAAGCATCCACACGATTTTGTTCTGCCAGATGTAAGTTGATTAGTAACTATAGTTACCTCATTTCCACAATCGCATAAACATTCCCAAGAAGCCCTCTCTTGCCTGTTGCCAAATAATCTCAATACAGGTGTCAACCGGCCAAACTTATGCCCTATTAAATTAAGTTTCTTCATAAATTTTCAAAAAGACCTGTATAAAGCTGTTACTATGTCTGGATTTCCACTATCGGCAGTCCATTTCCCTAATACATAACGATAACCTGTAAGGTCAAGAGTAACAGAGCATACACGGTCACCACCGCCAGCACCATCTGCTACCGTTATCGTTTTCATATGTGTCGAAGTAACAACGGCCTGGTCTGCCCATAATTCGGTTGCGGTGGCCGACACTTGAGCCAAACCGATAGTCCAGACAATCGAGGCTATAAGTTGGGGCGGGCCGGCCTCTACCGCGCCATAGACTTTCTCCGTTACCGTATCGCCATTGGCACCAGCCGTAACATGAACGATAATAGAAAAGTTATTGACCTTTAAGTGCTTACCGACACCGTCCAGAACTTGTAAATCTACCGCGCCGGAAGGTTTGCCAGGAAAATATCCAGTTGCAGCAGCCAAATCTGTGTCTGGTGTGTCAATGTCAGCGATTGTGTGAAATGTTTTGTACGATGACAAACCTGTCGTTAATGTTGCCATTATTATCTCCTTTTAATTCTGCGGTCTATATCTACGACCGCTACTATTTCTGTTCCGTACCCGCCATTGTAGAGGGCTTTTACCTGGTCTTCGTGTAAAATATGATTAAAGAACATTACATTGTCGATAAGACCATTGGCATATTTTGTGTCGTATCTACCTATGTAAACTGGTGCGGTGAGGTTTTCTACTGATATGAAACTACCGCTTTCACTATCAGTATCATCAACCCGATTCCCATTCAGATAGATTTTAA